AGAAAAACCCCACTACCTTGCGGCAGTGGGGTTGGGTAGGGGTAGGCTAGGCTATGCGGCGGGCTTGGCAGCGAAGAACGCGGACACGTCCTTAGGTATGGTACGACCGGTCGTGACCTTGCCGAAGTCTGGCGCGAGACGAGACGAGTCAATCAGCATCATGATATCCATGGCATACTTCCAAAACGCGGGCGTGTAGCTGTCTAGCGTCAACTTGCGTGTGCCTGCGTCCTTACCGCACAGCAACGTGTGCAAAGCAGTCATGAGAACCTCTGCTTGACTGTCACGCACCAAATCGGCAGGTTTCATGGGATCAGTCGGACGCTTGCCAGTAGGTGTCTCGCCTGTCTCGCGTGTGCGTTCACCCTCTACCTTAGCCTTCTTGGGTTTAACGCATGACAGCATGTGTGCGATGGTCGCCTGCTTGGGTGTGGTCTTGTATTTGCCCGCCGCAATCAATGCGTCATACGCAATGCCGCCGCCGTCAGCCGCAACCAGATCGGGCGGGAGCATACGCTCGTCTACGATCTTGCTATAGAGCAACCGGCCAGCGGGTTTGGCAGTCGCGGGATACATCATTTTGGCAGGGAATAGCAGCGTATTGGTTTGGACGTTGAACATGCGCCAGTCGCATCCGTATTGCTCGCGATAGGCTGCGATCTCTAACGCACTGCGGATGAGTGTGCCGCGTCTGGCATACTCTGCGTTAGCAGTCATGGTCTCCTGATCAGTCATCTTCGTGGTGTCAGGCTTGGCACCAGCAAGGTCCTTGATCATGTTCGCGACAAGCTTCTGACCGTCCTTCGTCATCTTGTTGTCGCTGTCACGCACGATGTATGCCTTCAATGGGATGACACTGTTGCTGACCTTCAAGAGGTTCGCATAGTGGAGTTCGATGGCGTAGGTCATGCGCTGGTTAGCTGCGCCGATCTTCTTCTCGCCTTGTGCAAAGTCGGCGAATGCTTTCTTCGCCTGTTCGAGAGCCGCATCGTCTTGCGGTAGCATGTCCTTGCTGACGAGATCAGCGGTGGACAGAGAAGAAGAAGAACGCAAGGTAGTGATAGACATTTGATAGACCCTCAGTGATATGCCGATAGCGTTCTGCTAGGGCTTCAATCACTATACATATAATACTCCCCTATAATGCTTAAGTCAATAGCTATGATACTTAACTAATACATGGCTATGCTATTCTATACTATGCAATGCATTACATGGTATGGCATGACTACGCATGTCTCCATGCATGAGATTATACCATGCTATGAAGTTAGGCAGCTATAGTCATGATATGAGATTGTCTCACGTTGCAATGATGCAATGGATGGACTGTGGACACAGCGACGCGCCACCTAATCACGCTCGTTTACACATGCCTTCGTATGCACTCACATGCCTAAGCCCCCGCTGATCCCCCCGCTGTTTCCAAAAGTGGGGGTATAATAGTGCGCGGCTGGCGTTAGGGCACCTCTACCACCACTCCTGCGACAACTTGCCAGTGTTTGCGTGTCTGCGCGATAACTTTGCATGTGTTAGCGTAATAAAAAGTATTATAAAGTAGTAGAGTAGGTATATAGAGTAGGGGCGATATTAAATCTAGTATTAGATCCGTTTGGTTCTTGCCTGTCCTTGCAGATACGCATTGATCGTGTCATGGTTGCAGGCAAATCCTGTAACAGTAGGAGAATGAAGATGGCTACGTATGGCCTCGGTAGCTCTGGTGGTATTCAATTCACTGGTTATACCAATACGCTTGGTGCTGGCAATGCCGCTAATGGTGCCACAACCGGGTTTGTCTACTTCAATGGTATTCAACAAGGTGATGATCGCATTGTTAAGATGCTTAGGAATGGAGGTGGAACGATTGCTTCCACGCGTATCCTATATACTTTGCTTGGTGCTGCCGTCGGTGCGAATGCGACACAAACTAAGAAGCAGATTAAGTGGGAACAGGGTAGCCCTGGTGGTCTGATCCCCGTCGAGACGATTAATATCGTCAACCGTGCAACGAATGCGAGTGATCTGGCTGCGTTTCAGGCGCTTATCTCACGAGTTGTGCAACCGTCGGTGTATCCACCTGATTTAAGTGGTAACGGTGGCGGAGGGAAACAGGCGATCAGTGGAAGTGGAGCCTATTGATGGCATCTACAGATTATGGACCTGAAGTTCGAGGTGCCATGCAAAATGCTAAACCGAAACAACCTAAATTCCCACCACGCAAGGGTGCGAACCCTCAATCTGCTAAGGAACCAGGACCCGGCGACACGCCTGCCGAGATGGCGCGTGATAAAGCGCGTGGTATCGTGGAAGGTAGCCCGCGAGATGAAGCACTCGATGCGAAGTCGGTAGGAATGCCACCGGATGCGCACCATGTGGCTGCGGCTGCTGGTATCGCACATGCGATATTGGGTAACAGGGGGATGCGCTGATGCCGTATGTAGGTCCTGAGAATGTTCCTGGTCGTGGGATCAATGCGCTTGACACTGCAACGAATGTCGGTGGTGAAAGTGCAGGTTTGCAGGCTGTGCTTGCTCAGTTGCGTGCGCGTGGCGTAACTAAGATAGATGCGAACGCGATCCGTAGTTTAGTGAATGAGAATGCGCGTGATCCTGGCAGTGCTGATGTAAATCCGCAAACTTTGGGTCCGACTGTGCTGAACTTGCGTAATGCTGGCATTGAGGATGCAAGTCCTATGCCTGCGCGTGGTGGTGGTGGTGGAGGTGGTGGTGGTGGCAGCAATGATACAAGTGCGCAGCCTACACCGTCACGCTCTATTACACCAACTGCTGCAAGCGATAGTGCTACACCAACACCCATGCCTCCTGCCGTTGATCCTGCAAGTGGTAGCTCGCTACTACAATCGCTCGCACCGCTGTTAGCTGGTGGTGGTGCTGCTGCATTCCCGTTGGGTCGGTATATCCTGGACAAGATGCGCGGTGGTGATGTTCCTGGTGTTGCTGGTATTCCTGGTAGTGTGCCTATGCTGCCGTCACCTGAAGCACGTCCACTGCTAACAGGACCAGAAGGTGCGCCTGCTGTTGCTGGTCCACGTGTTGGCGCACCACAGTTAGCTGCTCCAGGTGAAGCACCACCTATTGCATTGCCTAACCAGTCTACTGGTAGACCTCCTATTCCGCTACCTGACCAGAGTGCACCTGCTGGCCCACGTTTGCCTACGACTGGTCCTGGATTTGCACCAGAAATTCCGAGCAATCCTGCAATTGCACCTGTTCCACCAACACCTGCTAGTGCTGCTGTAGATAAAGCAGTTGGTGGTGATGCACCTGCTCCGCGTGCTAAAGTGCGTGGTCGTGCAGGAGCGCGTATTCGTCCTTTGGTGCGCTAAGCATGGCTGATCTGCTCTACAACCAACCACTACGTCTCGCGGATGGTAGGGTGGTTTATCCCGAAGGCGAAATATCCACAGGTTTCTCGCCTCCAGAGGGTGGTGTCGAGGTGCCGTCTGGACCGGAAGCGCAACGAATAGTGACCGCCGCAAGACGCAAGTTGAGCGAGTTGCCTGAAGTTCCACAGACTATGAATGCAGTCAGTGTCATACTGAGTTATACACTGTTTGGGTTAGATGACGAAGAGATTGCTATCGCTACCAAGCTAACAGTGGGACAGATCGGCCGCATTAAGCAAGGCGACGCGTATACGCAGATGCATGACGCTGTTGTACGAACTGTGCTTGAGAGCGAGACGAATGTAGTCCGTGAGTTGTTCGTGAAGAAGGCGAAGCAAGCTGCGGAGGTTGTGGTTCGTGCAATGGAAGAAGGCACGCGTGCCGATAGGATGGCGGCGGCTAGAGACATACTTGATCGTAGCGGTCATCGTCCTAGTGACGTTGTTGAGCATCGTCACAGGATGGATGGAGGTTTGGTCATCGAGATTGTGAGACGTGATGGTGCTGTTGTGCCGACCATAGAGATGGATAGGGAGTAGTGGTGTGACAATCAAATCAGATCAGCATGGATACGAAGTGCAAGCAGCCCGTCCTGCGTTGTCGCAGAGTGTAGCTATTGGTGCTGGTAGTTTGCAGAGTGCTGCGTTTAGCACTGGTCCTGTAGGTGCGTATGCTGCTGGTCCTGTAAGTGGTGTGCCGATAACCACACCCAACAACACGAGCCATGTGCGTTTGGTTGCTACGAGTGACTGCTTCGTGGTGTTTGGTGCAAACCCTACCGCTGCTGCTTCAAGTGGTATGTTGCTCGTGGCTATGACGCCTGAATACTTCTGGGTCTCTCCTGGTGAGAAGTTGGCTGTTATCCAGAGCACTGCTGCTGGAACACTGAATATCACGGAGTGTGTAGCCTGATGTTTGCAGGTGTTGGTGCTGTTGGTCGTGTAGGCCGACCAGGATTAGCTGGTGCTGGTGCACATCGTGCTACGTTCGACCAGAGCTTTTTGGGTGGCTCGCTTGGTGCTGGTGCTGTGTTCACGCGAGCTAGTGCAGGATGGTATTACAACAGTAGTGGCGTGTTGGTGCAGGCCGGTGTGGATGTGCCGCGCTTCGACTACGATCCGGTGACACTGCAACTCAAGGGTTTGTTGCTGGAGGACACAAGCACGAATGTCTGGTTGAACAGTTCCAACGCGGCGGCGTGGACGGGGGGTGGCACTTTGGCGATCACGGCGACCGCCAATCAGACAACCGCGCCGGATGGCACGGTAACGGCCGCGAGAGCGGCTTATCCGGCGGTGAGCGTTACCGCTACGTCCGCTGATTTCTATACGGCGATTGTCGGGACAACCAATCCTTACACTTTCAGCGTTTGGATGAGGGGCACTGTTGGAGGTGAGCAACTGTATCTGATGGCAACGGTGGATGGCGCCAATTTCTACAAAACCCTGGCGACACTCACGACAACATGGCAGCGGTTCACGCTTACGACGCCCGCGCTCACGACCGGCACATGGTATTTCCAATTGGGCGTGGACCTGCATGACGCGACACAGACAGCAAAACCGGCACAGAACATTTTCGTCTGGGGCGCCCAGGTCGAACTCAACTTCACGTCCAGTTATATCCCGACCACGACGGCGGTGGTGACGCGCGCGGTGGATGTGTTGAGTTATCCGATTGCGTCGGTGAACGGGTTCAGCACGACGCAGGGTAGTTTGGTACATGAGTATATCTTGGTCGGTTCAACGCCAACCTACAACGGGCCTGCGCAACTTGTCGGTGCAAACAGTGCTACAGACTTCATATCCCCTGGCAGCTTCTCGACACCTCTTCAAACACCGGCACGACAACAGTTTGCCGGGATGAGTATATTGGTCGGAGGCACCACGGTCGCGAACAGTGACGGCCTGGATATTACTGTTCCTCTTAACACGATACAACGCGAGGCGCTTTCCTGGAGACTGAATGCGCCAATAATCTGTGCGTTTGGTGGCGTGGGACTAGCTCCAGTCTCCGGACCTCCCGCTACGCTACCAGCCATTGTCGCGCTAACGATCAATGGAACGATGTTGTATCAGTCACCACTTTGCGGACAATGGGCACGCCGTACGCGCTACTGGCCACGGCAACTATCGCAGGCGGAACTGATCGCCACGACAACGCTCGACGGTCCCACGTTGTCGCTCGACTTCATGACACCGGGCGCACTCGATCCGCGCATCGTGTTCACGCGGGCATCGACCGCGACATACACCGACGCGAACGGAACGATCCAGACGGCGGCGGTCAACGCGCCGCGCTGGGACTACGATCCGGTCACGCATGCGTTGCGTGGTCTGCTGATCGAGGAGGCGCGGACGAACAAACTGACGAACAGTGGGGCGCCGTCTGCCTGGGGGCCGGTGAACATAGTCCAAACGAATAACGCGGCCGTCGCGCCTGACGGGACCACAACCGCCGCGAAGATCGCGGATAACGTGACGAACAATCAGCACGCCGTAAATCCGGCCGGCCCGGCGATCACCGCGAACACCACCAATATATTCTCGGTTTATTTAAAGGCGGCAGGCCGCCCTCGCGCGCTGTTGTATTACGCATCGGGGTCTAATTCCATTACCGCGACATTTGATCTCACGAATGGAACGATGGTGGGGACGCCGACGTTGGGCGGCCTCGCGTCTGGCGCGGTCTGGTCAATAACCGCCGTGGGCAATGGCTGGTATCGATGCGCCGCCGGAGGCCTGCTCGATGCCACATCAACGGCCGCGTCGACTTACGTGTTCATCGATAACGGGACAACAAGTTCGTATCTGGGAGACGGCGTGAGCGGTCTGCTGGTCTGGGGCGCGCAATGTGAACAAGGCGCGTTCCCGACCAGTTACATTCCAACGACAGCGGCGACGGTGACGCGGGCGGCTGATGTCGCGACGATGCCGACCGATGTGACGAAATGGTATTCCACACTCAACGGAACAGTGCTCGCGGAAGCGTTGCTGCCGCCCAATGGTAATGTTGGATATCGCGGCATCTTCACGCTGGATGGCGGGCCGTTCAATGCGTGGCTGCGCTCTTACATCACGGGCGGAACGTCAAACGTGGATGGTAACATTGATATTGCCTCGTTGGGCTTTGGTGTGATGACACCTGGAACGGTATTCAAATGCGTCGCTACTTATTCGTCCGCCGGATCGCATTGCACGCTCAATGGCGTCATGGGCGTTGGATCAGCGACGGTCGGCACGCCATCAACATGGACAACGCTGCGTCTCGGAGTAACAGACGGCACGAACAATAACCCCGCGAACGGATATTTGCGCCGTTTGACGTATTGGAACCGCGCCCTGTCCGACACTGAAATGCAACAGGTGACAACATGAATGACTATCGACTGACATTCCCTGTCACCTCGCTTGTTAGTGGTGTCGCGGGTATGCGTGCGTTACGTGCTGAACTCCAGAGCGATGGTGACAACGCGCACAACGCACTCGGTGATCCGCGTGATGCGAACGGTGATATCGTCGTGCCTGATCCCAACACACCGATTGGCACGCCACCACCCGAAGTGTGGTATGGCCGACCCGGCAGTGCTGCAACCAGCTACACCGATCCTAATGGCAACGTGGTGCAAGTGCCTGCACGTGGTGATCCATCGCTGTATTATGTGCATGTCCGCAGTGAGCAAGAGGTCGAGTTTAGTCCAATGCAACATGGCATGAAAGATGCGGATGCAGTTGCTAGTGCACAGGTGCTAGGCATTTGGTTGGGTGATGAGGTGCCTGTGTGAGCAAGCGTTATAAGATTATCGAAGGTGGGATGCATGACCGATTTCATCAGTCGATGAAGAAGGTCCAGTTTATCGGTGGTGGGTTCGGTAATGGCAAGACTGCTGCAACTTGTATTAAGGCACTGAAGTTATGCAAAGACTACCCAGGATGCAATGGGTTAATCGCCCGATCTACTTATCCCAAACTGAACGATACCATAAGGAGAGAGTTCTTGCAATGGTGTCCAACTGCTTGGATCAAGCGTATGCCGAGCAGAGACGAGAATACGCTGATCCTGAAGAATGGTTCAACTATCAACTTCAGGTATGTTGCGCAACAAGGGAAGCAAACGGAAGATTCGAAATCAAACTTGCTATCAGCAACGTACGACTGGATCGTTGTGGACCAGTTAGAGGACCCTGAGTTTAGTCACAAGGACTTCATGGACCTCATGGGTCGGTTGCGTGGCAACACTGAGTATATGGGTGATGAACCTGGTATGCCGCGTGTTGGTCCTCGTTGGTTCATGGCTACGCTCAACCCGACACGCAACTGGTGCTATCGTGAGATCGTGAAACCTCTGCATGACTTCACTGAGCGTGGCATCGTCAACGACAAACTGATGTGCGAAGTGGATGATGAAGGCAAGCCGTTGCTGGTTGATAGCAGACCCATTCCACTCATTGAGTTGTTCGAGGGCAGCACGTATGAGAACGAAGAGAATGTAGGCAGTGACTACATCCGTGGTATGTTATCCACCTACACTGGTAGCATGCGTGATCGGTTCGTGTATGGTAAGTGGGGTGCGTTGAGTGGTCTGATCTATCCGCAGTTCGATGAGACTGTGCATGTGCTGAAGCATCAGGATGCGAAGGACTATCTTAGGCAGTTACGCATGACTGGTTTCCAACCGACCTTCATAGAGGGGTATGACCATGGGTTGTCACGCCATAGCTGCTATGGTTTATTCTTCGTGGATGATGATGCCAATACCATCCTACTGGACGGATTTCGTATTGCTGAGTTGACGATAGCACTTGCTGCGAGACATATCGCAACGATGCGTGCTGAGTATAGGATCGAAGATGAAGAACTCGATCCGATCTACGCTGATCCTGATGTGTTCAGGCGCAAGGCAGGTAGTTCTCGCACCGTTGGTGAGACCGTTGCAAACATCTTCTCTGAAGAGGGGATCAGGATGCAACGCGGTAACAATGACATCAACGCCGGTATTAGTAAGAATTGGCAGCACCTAACGCCTCTGCCGTTGCATGAGAACCCGATCACAGGCCACCATATGGCTCCGCACTTCTACGTGACGGACAGGTGTCAGTGGTTCATTGATGAAGTGACTGAGTATTACTTTCAGCGTGATGGTAGTGATGAGACAACTGATAAGCCTGTGGACCGGAACGATCATGCTATGGATATGTGGAAGTATGCAATGACGCAGAGGCCGAGGCTTGCACGGTATACTGGTAAGCCGAATGCTGTACCTGCGTATATGGCATGGCATGAGATTGAACGGGCACAGCAACGTGGTCCGAAAGCGAGGCACAGATGATAGAGTTGCTGATCTGGATACTGATCCTGGTGCTGATCTTTGGTGTCGTGTGGTGGATCATCACGCTGATACCGTTGCCTGCACCGTTTGCACAAATCGCACAGGTTGTGGTTGCACTTATCTTTCTTCTGGTACTGCTTAGTATTCTGTTTGGTGCTGTTCCTCTCCGACCGCTGGTGAAATGATGTCAGGTAGCAACGAACAAGACGATCCGCAACTCGACCTCGATACGAGTGGTGACACACTTGAGCAGTCGCTCGTGCAAGCGGATGTTGGCATGCCCGCTCCGGCTGAAGCTCCAGCCGTGTATAAGGCTATGCCTGATAGCCGCATACCCGTGTCGAGTAAACGCGGTGGTGTGTGGCGTAGTAGGAAAGACACAAGCCAGAAGGCAATGAAGGATTTGATCGATGCGTGGGATGAAGCTATTCGCTATTACAACCATGATCAGTCTGATCATCGCGATGGCACTGATGCCAATGTTGCTGGCAATCGGCATATCGCGCGCCGACTCAATGAACGGTTCTCTTCTACTGAAAACATTGTCTTCTCGAACATAAATGCGCAGTTACCTGACCTGTATGCGAAGAACCCTATCGTCTCGGTCACGGCCAGACCCAGTTCTGATCTGGCAATGGATGAGAAAGGCGATGCTTTTGCACGTGCTGTTGAGAAGCTGGTCGATGCTCTGTTCAGGATGAAGTTCGCACCGGGTGTGAACATTAAACCGAAGGCGAAACGTAACGTAGTCATTGCGTTGCTGACGAACAGGGCATGGTTCGAGGTAGGGTATACGCAGAAGGACAAGAGTAGCGAGCAAGCAGCTACAGACTTGCAGGCGCTATCTGATAAATTAGCCAAGGCGAAGGATGATAAAGAGATCAGAGAGGTTGAAGGCGCACTCGCTGCACTGGAAGAGAAGGTTGAGTTTCTGCAACCATCTGGTCCGTATGTGCGTATCCGGTTGCCACATCAGGTGCTAATCGATCCGAACAGCAGTGACCCAAGTGGGAATGATGCAAACTGGATGATGATCGAAGATATGCTACCGACTGAGTATATTAATGCGATCTACGGTGAGAAAGATCCTGATGGTGAAGAAGTTAAGTCGATCTTTGAGCCTACGCATGTGCTGACTGGTGGTGGTGGCAGCGGAGACGATAAAGAGTTCTCGCTGTTTAGTAAGAAGGACAACGCGTATAGCGCGTATGGGTTTGATACCGCTGACCAGTTTGATAAAGCATGCATGACCAAGGTGTGGTATGTGTGGGATAAAGTTACACGGCGGTTGGAGATGTATGCAGAGAACGACTGGAAGTGGCCTATTTGGGTATGGGATGACCCGTATGGTCTGCAAGGCTTCTTTCCCCTTACGCCGTTGTGGTTTCATGAGAACCCTATCGCTATGTATGCGAAGGGTGAGGTCAGCTATTATCTGGATCAGCAAGACCAGATCAATGAGATCAATGACGAGAAGAGAAGAGCACTGCTTTGGGCAAGACGCAACATATTCTATAACCCAGAAGTGGGTATCACGCAGGAGATCGCAGACAAGATACTCAAGGGACCGGATGCGACTGCGACACCGATCAAGTTACCCGAAGGTATGAAGGGAACTGATGCGGTGTTTAGCATACCGCCACCGAGCATGGCATTCATGCCGTTGTTCGACAAGAAGGACCTCTACCAGAGCGTAGATCGCATCGCTGCTACGAATGAAGTTGAACGCGGTGGCGAGTTTAAGACGAACACCACGAATAAGGCTATTGACTACTACAGTAGTCTAGGAAACCAACGCACCGACATGCGACTCGACGCGATTGAGGACGCACTTGGTGATGTTGGTTGGAAACTCGCACAGATGTGCTTGAAGTTCATGGATGCGGAGACAGTGAATGAGATCACTGGCTTGGATGTTAGTGAATTTTGGCGTCCTCTTGATAGTCTTCGAGATTTTGCTGCCTTTAGTGTGCAAGTTGTTGGGGGCTCGACGCAGAAGCTAACGAGTCAGCAGAAGAAACAAGAGGCTGTGCAAATAGGACAGGTTATGGCGCAGTATGTGCGTGCTGCTCCTGCTAGTGCGTTGAAGGTCTCGCTGAAGATGATGAGCGAGGCGTTCGATGACTTCGTAATTAGTAAAGAGGACTGGGATAGCATCGCTGCTGAAGTGCAGATGATGGCTCAGTCTCAACAAGGTGGTGCACCAGGACAACAAGGTGCTCCTCCACCGAGTGGTGCTGACCAACCTGGGCCGGGTGGTATGGCACCGCAAGCAGGTGGTGGTATGCAAGTTGCAGCACAAGTTGTGCAGATATTGCAACAACTACCACCACCTGTCTTGCAGGCGATAGGTAGTGCGTTGGCGCAAGGTGTGCCACCAGCAGAGATATTCAAACAGATGCTACAGAGCCAGGGTAGCAACGGACCACAGGGAGTAGCAGCATGAGCGGCACAGTAGAAGACAGCATACTTGGTAGCATCCCCGACATCCATGATGATGTTGATACAGGCGGCGGCGCAGATGGTAATCAATCTACTGATGGTAGTGGTGGTGGTGGAGGACAGACCAGCGCACAGCCCACCGGTGCGAACAACACCGGTTCCACGGATGTTCAACAACAGCAGCCGCATCAGACAGTTCGCCGCAGGCATGACGGTTTGGTTGAGGTTCCGAATGCGGAACAACCTAACACGCGTGATCTTGTTGACCCGATCACGGGCAGGGTAGTTGCGAAAGGTGGTATTGAGCGTCGTGTGTATGAGGAAGGACAGCGACACTCGCGTGAGAACAATCAACTGAAGCAGCAGTTGCAGCAAGCGACACAGCGGTTGTCCGCTGTCAATGAAGTGACACAAGAAGCTGTGCGATTGAATGTGTCACCACAGGATCAGCTTGTGGCCGTGCGCATAATGAGTGAGTTCATGCGTGATCCAGTGAAGACGCTGGAGACGCTTGTCGCAGAAGTGAAGAGTAAGGGCTATCCTATTCCGTTCCTGGAGCAAGGTGTTAGTCCAGGCATGGACATGGCTGCTATTCAGCGCATGATCGATAACAAGATGATGCCGATTACGCAGCAGCAGACACAAGCGCGTCAACAACAGGAACATCAACAGCGCGCGGAGGCAGAGATTAATTCGTTCCTTGAGGATAACCAGGAGGCGAACTCTAACCTTGACGTCCTGTCCGAAATGCTTCAGGCTCAGCCTGGATTGTCCCTCCATAGTGCCTATACGAAGATGATCAGATGGGCACACGAGAACCAACTGGATTGGACACAATCGCTGAAGCAGCAAATAGCTGCATCGCGGCAGCAGCCTAACCCTCAGCAGACGACACAGCAACCGACACAATCACGTCCTATTCCGGGACGTGGTGTGCAACCCACACAAGCTACGCCAGTAGGTAATGGCGCAGTCACGCAATACAATGAGAATGCATCCTGGGCTGATATAATCAGGCAGTCGATGCAGGAACATGGTGTCAACTTAAACTGATGAGGTAAGCTATGCCTGTTGGAACAATCATACCTGCTGTTGCAGATGTTCTGCACAGCACACTGACGAAGAGTCGTCGCAAGCTCGTGATGGCTTCGATCAAGTCGAATGCGTTGATGGCTTGGGTATTTGCGAATGACCGTGTGGAATACGAAGATGGTGGTTACAATATCACCAACCCACTCACGGTCGGTCGTAACCCAAACATTACGTCGTATAGCTACTACACACCGCTGCCTGTTAACCAGACAGATGAATTTGACACGGTTGAGTATGGTTATAGCCGTGTCGCCGGTAGTGTCATCATATCGGATCAGGAGCAAGACGAGAACAACGGTGCAGCAGCCATCTTCAAACTGATGAAGGAGAAGATGAATGTCCTTGAGGAATCGATTAAGGATAAATTCAGTCAGTATCTCTACGCTGTGGGCGGCGGCACTGATCCTCTCGGTTTGGGTTCTCTTATCCCTACTAATCCACTTGTTGGAACCTTGGGTGGGATTAACCGCGCTACTCAGCCTCAATGGCGCACTTCTGCTTACGTATTTGCTGGAGGCATGGATAGCACGAACATCGAAGAAGTGTTCGACGACGTTCTCATGGACCTTACCCTCAAGGGTGATCGGCCAAGTATCATCCTCACGGGACGAAACATCTACAGGATGTATCGCCAAGCGGTAAGAGATAAGATGACTATCCCGCTGAGTGAAGGCAAAGCCGGTAAGCGCATGTTTGATCTCGGGTTTGAGGGATGCATGCACAATGGCATACCACTGATGTATGACGAGGACTGTCCTGTTAACTTCGCATACTTCATCAACGACACGTATCTGCGTTTGCACATGCTGCGTGGCGTGAACATGAAGGTGAAGGAGTTGGTGGCCCCGTGGAACGTGGACGCTGTAGGCAGTCGCGTAGTGTGGCAGGGTCAGTGGTGCTTATGGCGTGCGTTTAGGACGCATGCTGTATTGACGAATTAGGAGGACAAGATGCCTGATACCAAAGCAGAAGTGAAAACTACTGACGTGGGTAGTGCAGAGACGCAGCCAGGACAGACTGAAGTGCAGGCGGGTAGTGTTGAACACCAGCAAGTGTTGAGTTCGTTCCCGAATGCAACGAGTTATGGTCCTGATGTGAATGTGGTTGTTCCACCAGAGGAACCACCACCTGATCCACCTCCGCCTGACACGCTCAGTGGTGCAGCTAGTGGGTATGCGCAGTCCAGCACGAAGCACGACACGAAGGCTCCTACTACTAAGTCTAGTAGGGAGGCATAAGTATGCCGCAATCTGGTCTGGACTTCAAACCTGCATTCCAGGTTGAGAAGATGACAGGCAAGTTCTGGCGCATGGTCATGCACATTGAAGAAGATGTGCGTAAGGTTGGACCTTTGCAGAATAAGGAAGTGATCACTCGTAAGCTCGTTCCGAAGAAGGAAGAGTTTGAGGACGGCTACATGATCTACTTCCCGCAAGGTCATAGCATGTTCGTTGCTGCTGATGACGAAGATCAGTTGCGGCGTATTGGCGTGCTGGAACAACCGCGCTTGGTCGATATGAACTCTGGTGAGGAGGTGCCTGCTGATATCGCACTGACACCAAAGGAGATCGTAGAGCGATCGCAGAACAACAGACCACGTGCACGTAGTAGCGGTGGTCTTGCCACACTCAGTGGACAGGAGATTGAGTAATGCCTAACTTGATGGCTAATGCTACGAACTTTCCTCGTCGCATCAACATGTATTGCCCCTCGATGGCGTATAGTGCGGATGTGAACTATAACGGTGAGACGCGTGTGAACTTCGGTGCACCGCTTGCTGCTGTAACGAATAGCATCCTCAATGCTGGTAGCATGACAGGTGTGACGCAGATTGATCTGAGTGGTGTTGCTGCTATTCCTGACGCGTATGGTCGCAACATCCAGATCGCAGCGAGTGGTGCAAACTCGACTGCGGCTATCGTGTATGGTTGGGACTACCTTGGTCAGCCTATCGCTGAGAGTCTGACGCTGAATGGTGCGACACCAGTTGTTGGTGTCAAAGCGTTCAAGGCATTCAACTATGTTGGCATTACTGCTGCGGCTACGACACTCAGTATCGGCACTGGTGTCAAGCTAGGCTTGCCGTATAAGGCAATTCGTTGCGTGTATGAGATCGGTAACGGTGTCGTTGCTGCTGCTGGTACACTGGTTGGTCCTAGCTTGGTCGATCCAGCAACGAATGTCACGACTGATCCGCGTGGCACGTATACGACTACGACCACGATGAATGGTGCGAATATCATCAGCGCAGCATTCAACATGGTGAATGATGTGAACACTGCGAACAACGGTGGTTTGCACGGGCTTCGGCAGGCAGCGGCTTAGGTTCCTTGCCTCTGCTTGTTGGGTGAGAGACGACACAGGTGGGAGCCGGTGCCTGTGTCGTCGATCACGTTAGGAGAACGATATGCCTGTGATCGTGCAAGACATTGTGAATGCAGTCATCAATGAGTTATCACAGGTTCCTGGTGTTGCTACGCAGATATACGCCAGTGGCAGGATATTGCAGCACATACAGGATGCATTCCTGCTTGAATTTGAAGAGATGTGGTGGCCAGACTACATGACCTACATTGGTCCTGTGCCACTCGATGGAGCAACCGGTAGCCTGACGATGGACCTGATTGGTCCGCTCGGCACCATTACCGAGTATAGGGATATCGCTGCGGTGTTCCCTGAGACGAGCAACCGCAAGCTGCGTGAATTGCCTCAGAGCATTAATCCATTCACCATGGATACGAACAATACCGCTGTCATGCGTGCATGGTATATGATGCCAGACTACACGACACCTGCTCGACCGTTTAAGGTCTTTCCTAAGAATAGCAGCATCGGTGTTGTAGTGTATGCACGACAACGCCCTAAGTTACCGCTGACCTACACGGACAAACTCTACCTGGATCAACTGCTGTTGCAGTATGATGCGACGTGGATGTATTGCGTGGATGACGGAACGATCCCTGCACAGGTGAATAAGTTCCAGGTGCTAGCACAGAACCGTAGACGCATGATCAAGGCATCGTTTGGTCAACACTCGATTGAACTTGATCCTCGTTATCCAGATGCACAGACTTCAGACAGTGGCTACTTCGTTCTGGATCAGGACCCATTGGCATGAGTGGAAGTAGAACATCGTTCTCCAGAGGTGAGAACCCACTACGTGCGGATAAATTGAATACTGCATTCAGTGAACGTGTGTTGCGTAGTGGCGATACGATGCAAGGTATGCTCTCACTATGGCGCGATCCTGTTGCACCGCTTGATGCTGCTACTAAACAGTATGTAGATGCACATGGTGGTGGAGGAGGTAGTGCGAGCAACACATCCATCGTCAACGTCCTCGATCTCGGTGCGAAGGGGGATGGCTCAACCAACGACACGCCCATAATTCAGAATGCGCTCACTACGTATGCAGGTAAGGCTGTGGTATTCATACCAGATACTGGTCAGCCATACATGGTAGATGCGCTTGTCTTGTCATCAGGCGCGGATCTCTTGCTACACGGCACGTTGAAGGTCCGTGCTAACTCAGGCACTGCCATGCAGGCCGTCAACGGTGAACACGACATAACCGTGCGTGGGCATGGCACGATCGATTGTAATGGTGCTAACCAAACAGGGCTGGTCGGAAATCAGGCAGGCTTCTATACGTATCGAGCCAGCAATGTTCAGGTATCAGGGATTACTATCAAGAACTCGCTCAACTGGAACGTCAACGTCGTTCAATCATCGCATATACGCTTTGACTCCGTGTCGCTGATTGACTGCACCAACTCCAACGAGTTCGTTGGTGGTGGTATCGGGGCCACGGACTGTTGGATCGTTAACTCGTATATCGAGGGCGTGGCGAATGACAGTGGATTTACGTTCTACAGCGGGCTGACTAACTGCGGGATGAGTAACTGCACTATATCGAGTACGTATGTCTCGGCGGTTGGTGTCTACGCTGACACAGCGCAGTCTGCTCCCTGTTCGCATATCAGTATCACCGATAATATCTTCCTCAACAACACGCAGTATTGTATTGCCGTGATGGTGGGTGATGGCATTACCACCATCCTGCATGACAACCTGCTCATTGCGAATAATATCTGTTTTGATAACGGTCACTTCTCCGGTGCGCCAACCGCTGCTATTTGGATCGATTACTGCGACACGTTTACCATCACCGATAACCTGATTAATTATTTCGGCACCAACGCGGCGCAGACCTATGGGATTTACCTGGGGAACCATACAACAAACATTCATGTCACCGATAACATGATCATGCGGATAGGCAATGGCGGTCCGAACGCCGCTGGCCTGGGTATTAGCGCCGCGAACTACATGCTTGTGAGCGGTAACTATTTCGCGAATGCCGCTATGTCCATCACAGGCTACATTGGGCTATCCGCTTGCATCATCGGCAACCAGTGCAACAATTGTCCTATCAGTGGAATAACGACGCAACCCGATACGTTCATGGATAACATCGTTAACGGAAGGCGTATTACCACCATTCCCTCCATCAACGCCGCGAATGACGCTGCCGCTGCTAGTGCAGGCGTGCAGATCGGTGAAGAATATCGCAATGGTAGCGTGAAAATGATCAGGGTGACTTAATGTATCTTACCAAAACCAGTGCGAACCTAAATCCGCGTGGCGAACAGCCACAGAGCAACTTGCAGATCAGCACGGTGCGGAGCTTTGAGGGTGGCCTGAATGTCACCGACACAGACCTCAACATGTCGCCTAAGTATGCGAAGGTGTTGGATAACCTTGAGCGTTCCATCGATGGATCGCTTGCATTGCGTCCTGGAACTGTGTTCCTGGCCGAGTTGCCTAATGGCGCGGACATTATAAACTGCTACTACTTCAACACCTACGTGATCTGTGTGCAAGATAGTGGACACATTACCAGAACAGCAGGTGATGGCACTGTTACAGAGATGCTCATGCCTGATGACTCTACTCCGTGGCCTGTCGGTAGACATGATGCTAACTTTACCATCTTCAACAGTGACTTGATCATAGTCAATGGTGTCGATAAGCCGCTTATCATCAGTGGACATCCTACACAGCCAGATGGTAGCCCAAACTCAGCTTATATGCAACTGGATTTCCTTGTTGATCTAGGCACACTCTCGAATGTGAACACGCCTGTGGGCAAGTATGTGATTGCACACTCGCAGTATACATGCATCGCAGGCATAGCCAGCAAGCCGAGCACAATCTGCATCAGTGCCAAAGGCACACATGGAACATACCTCAATGATCCACTTCCGAACGATGCTATTGAGCTTGATCTTGGTCCTCGTGTATCTCTTGGTTCTGCAACTATCACAGGTCTAGTTGCTTACCGAGATAAGCTACTGGTCACGTTTGAGCGTGGTGTGTTACCTGTCAACCTGGGTGTATATGCACCTGCGGTTGGCACATCCCCTGCGGTGCACACACCGACTGACGACGGTTTCATTGAAGAGTTTGGTTGTCTCACGCACAGGTCGCTGGTTAGTGTCGGTGACGATACGTTCTACGCAGACAACGTAGGCGTGAACTCGATCAACCGTGTGAACGTGTTCAACACCTTGAGACCGATCCGTGCAAGTCACCTGATTGATCCGATGATCACTGCACTGATCCAGCCGCTATCACCAGCGAACATCGGCAGGTATGTGTTCGCGGTCTACGACTTGCGGAACTTCAAGTATATGCTGTTCGTGCCGGTGTTCTCGTTCACTGGCGTGATCATTGAGACGATCTGTTTCAGCTATACGCACATACCTGCACTCAAGATACAAGCGTGGGCACGCTTGCGTGGATGGAAGTGGCAGGCTGCATGCAGAACGTCGTTGCAGAATGTGATCTTCGCTGGCGACAACAAGTTGTATGCGTATGACTTTGACAGTCCTGATGAGACTGTTGACCTGCTTGGTGATCCTGCCGTGAACGAAGGATCAGGAAACCCGATCACGTTCGAGTGGGAACTGCCTTGGGCAGACTTCAAGCATCGCATGGATATCAAGCAGACGCGGTATATCGCACTGGACGTGCAAGGCAAAGGTGCCTTCACAGTCGAAGGCTATGTCGATAACATCATCAACGACCAAGGTGTGCGTGCACCGATGCTGTCAATGAACTTCGTTGGTGGTGACAGTGGTGGCTACGGCAATGCACCATATGGTAACTCGCCCTATGGCAGCGGCAAGAGGACGAACGAGGAACGCTTGTTCGCATGGACTACGAAGTTCAAGCTATTCAAGTTTAGGTTGTTCGGCACGACCAGACACAAGCTGAAGTTCATCAGTATCTCTCTGGCCTACATCCATGGCGGAATAAGGAGATAGGCTATGAGTGGAACTGGGCATGTTACGACGAACCTGAAGCTGCACGTTCCTGTCTTCGACCAGTCGCCATGGGATGTGGATGTCAACACGAACTGGAACATACTGGATGCAGCAGTTGGACAGTTTGTTGCCATACCCAATCTTGCAGGTGTGTGGTCAAACTCACATGCGTATACGTTGGGCCAGTCAGCCATTGATAACTTCGATAGCAGCATCTGGTATTGCTTGCAGACGCATACTAGTCCTCCACCACCGACTATCTTCTCTTCTGATCGAGCAATAAACCCTGCTCGATGGACGCAGACCTCTGCTGGTGCTAACTTCTATGCGCAACAGGCAGCGAATAGTGCAACGGCTGCGGCTGCAAGTGCACAAGAGGCGCAGGACGCTGTTGATGGTGTGACTGGTATGGTGCCTCTAGCCGGGGGCATCATGACAGGACCACTGATCCTGAATGATGATCCAACTGATCCACTTGGTAGTGCCCCGAAGCGGTATGTGGATGCACGTGTTGGTGGTGTGGGCTTCTTACCATTGACGGGTGGTGTGTTGTCTGGTTCGCTAGGGATCGGAGGCGCTGGTGCATACTATACTGTAGTTCCTGTAGCGAATAGGAACCAGATTGCCTTTGGTTGGTTTGGAACTTAT